CTTATTTCGATCCTTGTGTATTCCAGCAATATAATAACCGCCAATCAAACACATATAATCAACGTCTCCGTACCGGTTGTTTTTCGGATATGCTACGCAGTGCTTACAGTTCGCGCAGCACTCAATCCCTTCCATCGTCTTCCTCCTCTATCCTGTACCGAATGCCATATTTTCGATATACCTCTTCTCCATATGTCCGGATATCTATGTTTTTGTCTGCAAAAACTTCGTTCGTTTCCCGGATGACTGCCTCCGAGAACTTTAAGATCCTGGAGTTTTTGTTTTCTTCCTTGTCAAGTGGATATGGTTTCCACTTGAATTTTTCACAAAGAACTTTGACCGGGACTGCCAGAAGCAGACAGAGAACATTCTGGACGATTTCGCCATCATCTTTCCCGCTCAACATCTCCTCTCTTCTCTGCCACTCCTCTTGCACCTCTTTCATGATGCTGTCACGAATCTGTTCTTTTTTTGATTCGACTGCTTTTTTCTCTATCTGTCTGATTTCTTCCGCTGTCAGCTGGTACCGGACTTTATCCTTCTCCTGCTGCCGGGCGGCTCTTCTCTTTTCTGCCCTTGTCATTCTACCCCTCTTTTCCAGTCTCTCCGGAGATCGGACATGGTCGGATATCCGTATGCCCGCCCATTCTCCGGCTCTACAATGTAACCATAGATATCGTCTCTCCGGATGCTTATTTGCTGCGCTTCTTTTTTAATTTCTTTCCGGTCTCCCACATAGACCGCGCACAGGTAAATGCGTCCTCGTTCAGTTTCTTTCATTCCCGCAGCCCCTCGGAATCATTTTCCAGGCAAGGATCTCCACCCGCGGACAGCTTAAATCTTCTTCCCCTTCATAGTCTTCTGGGTTTAGGTCGTAATTCAAGCTGTCGCATTCCATGTCGATGTACCACCAACCCTCAGCATTTCGCTTTGCCAGGGTAACATAGAGCACTTCCGGATGATCTACTTTCCAATCATCCGGCACATCTTCTTTGTAGTCGCTGATCCAGCGGTGACGTTTTACTGTTGCCAGAACCCACGTTTCCAGCTCCGGCAGCTTTTCACATACAGGAATCCATTCATCCTTGCTTTGTTCAGCTTTCAATTCTCGATGCAAAGAGATCGTTCTCTCCACCATTTTCCGGGCAGTCTCTTCAAATCCCCGGATCTCTTCCGGAGTCTTTCCGGTATTTTCGTATTCCGCCAGGCGGGCGATCAGCGTCTCTTTTTTCTCCGCCGACCAATACCCCTCTTCGATTCCATTCACTCGCTCATGTGTTAATCGTTCCATGTTCTGTTTTCCTTTCGTACCTGCATTCAAGTTCTCTCTACTTTCATCTTATTCTCCTTTTGGATTTAAAATTCAAACCTATATTTCTGCTTTATGCCAGGGTATTTCTGATGATCTACCTTGCTAAAAAACATATCATACGGTCGTGCAAATATGTCCCCCTTTTTCACAGGTAACCCTATTGACTCGCCATCGTACAAAGCCTTGTATAACACCAGTTTTTCTTTTGTTTCCGTATGCTCTGCGACTCCCAAAAACTCATATGTAAACAAAGCTCCATTTTCTTCGATCTGCTCTTTTGTAAGCATCTCTCTTTTAAAATATCTTATGACATCGCCTTTCTTAAATCTCATCTTCCACTCCTCAACATACAAAACAATAATTCGACCATCGACCGTTTCCGGCGACCGTCAAATCATTTAATGCATCTGTTCCTGCTGCCATCCCGGAAATACTGCGCCAACTTCACAAGCGTGGTACTCCCCCCTTCCTTGAACGTAACAACATGGCGATAGATCTTGTCTATGTGCTTCATCCGGATCACGCCAGCCGTTTCCTCTCCCTTCTTCGGGACGCAGTCATAAACGCGGATTCGAAAATTCGGTCTGATATAGTGGCTGATTCTTCTTAATTCCCCGAAAGTGATGGGACCTTTATCCTGCTTTTTCGCATTGACGTGATTCCACTGCTCTTTATCCCAATAGAAAAAGGTTTTTCCTTGCTGGTTCATTACTACCAGCCCTTCTACCTGAGCGCGGCGCATCCGCTCCCGGACCTGTTCCTTGCTGAATCCGCTTAATACGACCAGCTCTTCCGTTGTTTTTGGACCATCTTTTAATTTCTCAATCATGATTGCCTGCATTTCTTTTGCTTTCATGTTGCCTCCTTTCCGGCTCCGGTGGAGTTCCGGAGCCTCGCTCTATAGACCAATGGCATATTCGGTAATATATAACTGCCACATAGAGGTTTATTTCTGTATATCTTTCAAAAACTCTACCAGCTCGCTTTCGCTGTCCGGATATTTAGTATAGTTTTCGTGACGGCTCCATTTCGGACTCCCGTCCGTCCTTCTGACCGGCTCCGGACCGCCCACCAAATGATAATACCGGCTGATACACTTTTCTGTCTTTCTGAGAGTTGTAAGTGTGTCCTCGTATTCCTCGACAATCAATTTCGCGCCGTTATCAAAATCGTACTTGTAGTAAACCGCGCCGATATGCTTGTCTGCGTACCAGACTCCCCAGGAGCGATAGTCTGCCAGCCATTCCTTCCGCTGGGTGTTATTCTTCATGGGCGGTAGTGGGATCTGTTCCTTCGGCTCTTCTGCTGCCCTCTCCCCTGTCAGCGCCCGGATCGCCTGTTCAAATGCCTGCACTTTCAGCGCCCTCGCTCTCACATCATTCACATTGCTACCGCTCGCTTTCTGAAACATTTCCAGGAAGTACTTTTCTTTTTCGCAGCACTCCCGAAGCAGCTCCAAATCGCTTCTCTTTTCCTCCTGCTGCCCTGTGGCAGTCTTCTCGCAAGCCGGCGAAGTGCTTTCTTTTCTCTGTTCCACATTTACCTGCTGCCCGCAGGCTCTTTTTCTCACATATTCCGCAACCGAAGTGCGTTTTCCTTCTGTTTTCTTCATTTTTTACCCCTTTATATGTAAATTGTGTAATATAGTGTACTCTGCAGATCCGCATACGCATAGGTCGGTATCGCGTCCGGAAGAAGAGGGGCATCCAGTCCCTTTTCTCTCCAATTCCTATGACGGATTTCTGGAATACACTGGAATGAATGTACTTCCTGCTTCATGATTTTTGATAAACCCCCTTTGTGATACTGCATCGTACCGAGATATCCGACATAAACATCACTGCCATCATTGATGATCCGGATCATATCAGGATTACTTAATACCTTTAACAAATCATCCACCGTCATATCCACTGTACCCCCAAAAGATCTAATGTTTTATTCGTGTTTTCGGCATTTTCCTCTGTGTAAAACCTGCCAAATTCCTGTCTAAACAGCTCCCGGCTGTATTTTGATTCAAAAATCCGTTCCGCTTCCTGCTTCAAGCGAATATCTAATTCATGATTTCCGCCATGCACCCCCGTCTTCGCCCATCGATGGCAGCCAGGGCAGAGATGCACTTTCAAACCATAGTGTTCTGACTTTTTTCTGGCACGGATTCCATAAAAAATATGGTGCACTTCCAGATTCCGCGTATCGCCGCAATTCCAGCACTCGCACGCCCCTACTGGTTCCATTATGCTTTTTGACATACAAATCGCCTCCCGTGTGGTGTCATGAGCTCATAGAGCTGCTGCCACTGCTCTGCATTCCGTATCGTATTCCCCTTAGCGTTTTTCCAGCTATGCTGCTGCCAGGTGTTGACCCATCCGTTCGACCAGGCTGCTGCCAGGGCATCGTCTTCGGTATAGATTGTTAAAACGCATGGGTTCCGAAGAATGCCGAGGGCGTCAATCAGCGCCTGCAGCGTATTACTTGATTTCGTGGCGCTGCGCTCCCTGGCAATCTCTTTTCGATGAGTCTTCCCCTTGGCATCGTCAAATTCCAGTGACGCCCAGTATTTACTGGCATTTCCGCCAATTTTTACGGTTACCTCATACATCTTATCCCTCCGCTGCGTCCTGGATCGTCTTGCTGCGCTGGATCTTGATACTGCCTTTTTTTTGTCAACGCGATGGTTCCCACGGTTCCATCATTCATTTTTACCGTTACCTTATCCAGTTCTCCGGACAAGATCATATTCGCCGACGTCAGCATAAAATTCAGACACTTATCATTAGCAAAGATTCTTTCCGTTTTCTTGCGTACCTTCTTCGCCCGATTCCGCTGCACCTGCCAGTTCTTTGCTTCCTCGCAGGTGCATCTCTCCGTCGCTGCTTCATTTAACTGCTCCGTACCGAGTCCGACATTCGCAAACATGTACGTCTGACCGCAAAAGATACATGCCCCCATTTCTTCTTTAACACCCTCCGGCAGTTCCCGTTTTTCTTCCATGCTCTTTTTCCTCCATTGCTTTTTTATATTTTTTCCGGATCTCTGCTTTCCGCA